GTAGAGGAAAGGTAGGCCGTACGGGAGACTGAACGGCCTACTTACAGGATAATTATGAAGGAATACGTAAAAATATTTAATGGCTATAGACATGCGTATGGAATCGCAGATTGGACCAACGCTACCGTAGACCCAGAAAGCGGAAAGAAAAAACCAGTTTACAGATGGACGTACGAAGAGTTTACAGATCAAATCTACACAGATCATTTAACAGGCAGCAAGTCAGTAGGCATACAACCAACAAATGAAAGCGGTGATGCTAAGTTTGGTGTCATAGATATTGACCCAAAAAAATACGAAGACTACGACAAGCAATTTTATTTACAGACAATACAAGAATATAAATTACCATTAATACCAATAGAATCTAAGAGCGGAGGACTACACCTATATTTATTTATGGTAGAGTTTGTACCATCTACATTAATTGTTTCTTTTTTAAGCAACTTATTACCATTGTTTAATCTTAAACCGGATTGTGAAATATTTCCTAAACAGACACAACTAACAAAGGATCCGGAATCGGGGATACTAAAACCAGGCCAGTTTATAAACCTACCATATTTTGAGAAAACAAAAAGAAAGGCACTAAATATAGATGGAACTTTCTTTACGCTAGAACAATTTATTAAAGTCGCAGAAGCAAATTTAACTACAGCAGAAGATTTAAAAACAATTACTGACGATATGGAAACAAGATCTATGGAAGGTGTAGATGAAGAGTTTATAGAAGGTCCACCATGTTTAGCATTGTTATCTAAAGTAACAAACAAAGCAGGGTTTGATGGCAAGGATAGATTTATGTACAACTATCATGTCTTTGTTAAAATGAAATATCCGGACAGCTGGCAACAAAAAGTAAAGAATGCACCAGTAAAGTATTTTGAAACCGTGCATGCAAATGCGTGGGATCAACAAACATTAAACGCTAAGCTTAGATCATGGAATAAATCAGAGAAAGGTTATACCTGCACACAAAGTCCTATCAGTGAATATTGTAAGAAAGGTATATGTGTAAAGAAAAAGTTTGGTGTACTAGCAGGATCTAAAGGAGCTTATCCTGTATTAACTAATTTAAGAAAGATAGACATAGATCCAGACCCAGAGTATGAGTTTGATGTAACTAGACCAGATGGTATTGGTAAAGCGACTGTACATTGTAAGACCGTAGAACATGTTACAGATCAGCGAAAGAGACGGAATGCTATCACAAAACACGCAGGATTTCCACCACCAATTATAAAAGGTCAAGAAGATCAAGCAGTGTTAGAGGCCTTATTTAAAACACAAAAAACAATTAATCCTCCTATAGGTACATCACCCAAAGAAAAATTACACGACTTATTGCATGCAAAAATTAATGGACCTAAAGCTATGAACGATGCAAGTTTTAAATCTGGCACAGTATTAATAGAAGACGGCTACGCATATTTTAAATTTGATAAGTTTTATGACAGACTTAAATCTAAAAATTGGAAACACGGTGAAGATAAGACAGGTGTCATGATGAGAAAGACATACAAAGAATGCGACATACAGTTTCTAGATCAGAAAAGATTCCCTACAAAAGAAAAAGGAAAATACAATACACCAACTAAGAACGTAGTAATGATAAATATAAAAGATTTTGAAGAGGTGCCAATACACCACACAACATTAAAACATAACACGGAGATTATGTGATCAGAAAAATATTAGGACCACCAGGTACAGGTAAGACAACAAAATTATTAAAGTATGTAAATACTTTTTACAAGCTAGGCACACCTCTCAACAGAATAGGTTACTTTGCATTTACAACTAAAGCTGCTGATGAAGCTAGAGATAGAATGTTAGACATGCACACAGAACTACAAGCAAAAGATCTACCATACTTTAAAACATTACACGCATTTGCTTTTGCTAGATTAGGATTAAAGAAAAGTAATGTAATGCAACCAGAACATTACGAAGAACTTGGAAGACGTGTAGGTATAGAAGTTACCGTGTATGCAAACGGAGAAGAGAAGACAGGATTTGTAGACTCTGACAGCGAATACTTTAACATTATAAATGCAGCAAGAATAAAAGGTATAGATGTAATAAGAGAGTACGACACAGACATGTACTCAGAAAATATAGATAAAAGATTATTAGCTATTTTAAAAGACGAAGTAAATATTTATAGAAAAGCATATGGTTTAGTAGATTTTACAGACATGATAGAAAAATTTAATGAGTCTAAAGTGTGTCCAGAATTTGACGTTATATTTATTGACGAGGCACAAGACTTATCTCCGATACAATGGAAGATGTATGACATATTAAAAACACATTCTAAACACATTATTTTAGCTGGCGATGACGACCAAGCAATTTATGGCTGGGCCGGTGCAGACGTGCATAGATTTCAAGCAGAAAAAGCAAAAGACATAGTTTTGCCACAATCTTACAGAGTGCCAAAAGCCGTGCAAACACTGGCTAATTGCATACTAGAACGTATACCAGAAGACAGAAAATTGTCTAAAATGTGGCAACCTAGAGATGATGAAGGTTATGTACAAAGAGTCATTGCAATAGAAGATGTGCCACTGGAACAGGGAACATGGCTAGTTTTAGGCAGAACACATTCTAAATTAGAATCGTTAAAAGATAATTTAAAAGAACGTGGGATATATTATGAATACAAAAACAGAAAAAGTTATAGACAAAGATTGTTTAGAAACATTCTAAACTACACAAGGTGGACTAACGGAGACAAGTTATCGTTGACAGAGTGTAAAGATTTATTTGAGTTTTTAGAATTAGAATGGTTACAAACAGAAGAAAGATTGTATGGATTAGAAGAGTTTGGGTTTAGTTTTACAGACAATTGGTATGAAGTATTTAAGTCAGACCCAGAAGAAAGCTTATACATACGACAAATGTTATCGAATGGAGAGAAGTTAAACGATACAGCACGTGTCAAACTATCTACCATCCACGCGGCAAAGGGTGGTGAAGCAGACAATGTTTTACTAATATTAGATAACACAAAAAAGATAAGAGAGGCTGTAGAAAAAAATCAAGATAAGCGTGATGAGGAGCATAGAGTTTGGTACGTGGGTGTAACACGAACAAAACAAAATCTCTACATCATGGAAGCAAAACAGGAGAGAAACGGATATGACATCTAAAGCATACAAAAAACAAGTTGGTGGTTCACATTACCAAGACATGGTCATGCAGCCAAGCGAGTTTATAAACAAGAATAGGTTGCCATTTGCAGAAGGGTCGGCTATAAAGTACATATGCAGACATGCTGCCAAAGGAAAGGAAGAAGATATACACAAGGCAATACACTACCTAGAGATGATACTGGACAGGGACTATGAAAATACCAAAGTTTGAAGCACAAACAGAGTGGGCTATACCTACAGAATTTCCAGACTTAAGACAGGTTGATGAAATTGCAATAGACTTAGAAACAAGAGACCCAGATCTTATCAAAAAAGGATCTGGTTCTGTTATAGGTAATGGTGAAGTTATAGGTGTGGCTGTAGCAACAGCACATTACAAAGGATACTTTCCAATTGCACACGAAGGTGGTGGCAACATGGATAAGAAAAAAGTTTTAGATTGGTTAGGAGATGTACTAGCTGCTAACAGCACAAAAATATTTCATAACGCAATGTACGACGTTTGTTGGCTACGTGCTATGGGTCTTAAAATAAATGGCGATATTGTAGATACAATGATAGCCGCTGCAATTACAGACGAGAATAGATTTAGATATGATCTAAATAGTTTATCATGGAAGTATCTTGGCTTTGGTAAAAACGAAGCTGCATTGGCAGAAGCTGCAGCAGAGTGGGGTATAGATCCTAAATCAGAAATGTACAAATTACCTTCTATGCATGTAGGCACATACGCTGAACGAGATGCAGAGGCCACATACGGTTTGTGGCAAGAAATGAAGAAAGAAATTATACACCAAGACTTAGAAGATATATTTGATTTAGAGACAGAACTATTCCCATGTTTAGTTGACATGAGGTTTAAAGGTGTACGTGTGGATGTAGAGGGTGCAC